AGGACAAACCAACTGAGCGATTCAGAAAGGTGAATGGTTTGGAAACCGAAAAGATAAAGATCCCAACTCCTGGCCCTAAACTTAGCAAAGAACATGATGTTGCTGTGCTTGATTACTTAGGTAACAAGCCGAAGTCTGTTCCTAGTGAGCTTGTTGACGCTCAGGCTAGAGGCGATTGCAATGTAATAGGTCAAATTGATGTTGACACTCGTTATTATGATAAGTTGTCGATTAATCAACTGTACATGCAAGCTGCTTGCAAACCTGATGGTCCCCCAAAACCCAATCGAGTTTGGGGAATAGCCAAGCCCACAGTCCAAACCATTCGCAAGGACTTTTTCAAATATGTTCGAGCACATGTGGCTGAGCCTGATTGGAAGCGATGGCGTCTCGCACTTGGGATTTATGAGGACCAGTTGAACAAATTTGTTCCTGGCTCATTGAAGCCCTTTGGTGTTGATGAGGCTATAGACTCGTTTGACGGTAGTAAGTCGACGGGGTTCCCTCTAAATATGGCTAGTCATAGTAAAGAGCATTTTCGAACCAATTATAGATGGACTTTCAGAGCATTTCTTGAGATGATAATGCGTGGAGAGAGCCCAACTGTTATTGCAGAACAATTTGGCAAGCAAGAATTGCGCTTGCAAATGAAGCTCGATGAGGACAAGGTTAGATCTATTAATAGCATTGTCTTTCATATCACCGTAATTGAGAGAATTATGTTCGGTGATTTGCTCGAAAGGTTGCAGAAGCTTCCTTTTTGGATTACTCACACCACTTTAGGTTTTTCCCCTTTTTATGGTGGTTGGGATGAGTTGGTTAAGCACATGTTGAAGAAGAGACATGTGAAGCATAAAATGGATTTTGAAAAGTGGGATTCTTCTATCCTTGCAAAGTTAATAGCTTCTTTGCTTGGTGTTTGGTTTGATAAGCTTGATATTAGTGCAGACCCAGAGTTTTATACCAAGTTGTTTGATTACTATCTTGAAAATGTGATCTTCAACTGTATCTGCCTTGTTCCCATCCAGGAGGGTGAGAATTTTACGATGCATTGTCTTCTCATCGTTATTTTCCGTGGTATTAAATCCGGACAGCTTATCACTTTCGCTATGAATTGTGCCATCAATTCTGTTCGACATCTTTATTGTCTTATACTCTGTGGTGCGGACCCAGTTCTTCTAGATC